GGTTTCGATTCTTGTACGACCGTACAAACTTTTGACATGACGCTGCGCTGGGCTTGGTGCTCGGCGCGGATCTGGGGACTGGTTTCGGATGTGCTGCGCGAAGCTCAATGCTCGGCGCGGATCTGGGAACTGGTTTCGATAGGCATAAAAAAAGGGAGCCACTTGCGTGACTCCCTGTAGATCAGAATGTTTGGTTGATGTCTTCTTTAATAGAGATACCGGCTGACCAAACCCACCAGATAGATGCGCCGATCATGGATCCAGATAACAGGACACCGGTATAAGTGGCTTCCATATATGCAACATAGGTTAGCATGGTGACAGCCGAGCCAAGAATGTAGGCCAAGATTAATCGAATCATTTTTGTTTCCTTTAAGATGTTAGAAAAAAGGGAGTCACTTGCGTGACTCCCATGTTGGTTTAGATTTCAGAGATCAGAGCCATATATTCCAGCTCGCATTCCTGCTCGACAGCGGTGTTCTGCAAGTTTGCAATTTTATGCTTCAGCTCGTCCGCTGGCATATCCTCGTCAGCCATTCTGCGTTTGTAGATCGCCACCAGATTGGCCGCATCGCGCTCCGCCTCAGATTTGGCGACCGGATCACCGTTTTCGTCTCGGCGTTCCAATGTTTCCAATCGTTCGCGAATCTTGCGTATCCCTTGATTCGCGTCTGCCTTTAACTCTTGCAGTGCGATAGTTACCCGCTTGGGATGCCCAGCAGCCTCGATGGCTTTCTTCGTCATGCTATACAGTGGCATCAGAGGGACATCGCTATAGTCGTCACTAGCCTCGAGCCATCCAGCATAGTTAACCTTCGCGTCGTCATAAAAAGCCTTGTGAGCCTTATATGCTGGATTGTCAGTACCTTCAGCGAATTGCTTGGCATCTGCCTGTCGGTATTGGCTGGCAGTGAACCCATTGTCGTGCAGCCATGCACAATACTCGCCAAGCGACTCGTCGTAGTTAGCCTCGGCGTGTTTAGCCTTAGACTGACAGACTGCGACCGATTCCATTCTCTCGAATGCGCCAGCGACATCAGCATTAATGCCATACACTGCCTGTTGTAGTTCGCCCTTGACTGATTCGAGGGATTGTTGCGCGTTTACGTCGCGCTCGACGTTAGCTTTTTTAGCCATAGTTATTGTTTCCAATAGTGTGCGGTAGACGGTACCGCGACCGGTCGAGAGGTTATCCGCCCGACACAATTAGAATCCCACGGGTTTCCGGTTTTGCAATAGGCAGCACCCGAAACCTTGTACGGTCGTACAAAAAACCCACCCTACCCCCACCCCGCCGCTGTGCTGCTGTGACTCCATGTGCTGCTAGTATTACTAATCTCCACGAATAACTAGCATTTCTGCCAATTTGCTACCCTTTTTTGAGGCCGTTCCCTACTAATCCCCACACAGGAAACCCCCCACCCCAAAAATAAAAGTCCCCCTGAAAAAAATTTTTGTTATATCTGGTGGTTTTTGGTGTATATTCGCGCCAACGGCTACCAGCCAGCGACACAATCTAGTCTTCGCCTATGACTCTATTTATTGCACCTGAAATCGGCGTGCCCTTTTCTGATGAGGTTCCATACGAAGACCTTAGAGATAAGGCTGAAGCTGCGTGCAATACAGCCTTAGAGTTATCCGAATACGGCCTAGATGTTGAACCCAACAAAGACGACAAAGACACCGCTGCAAAACTTGCTGCGGCTTATGCTGAAGACCCTGAAAAAACTTCTAAGAAAGCTACAACGAAGAAGATTTCGACCCTTACACCTGCCTCCATCATACTTACCAACAACATACTCCAAGAGTTCGGACACTCTGTTGCAGAAAACGCAACGCAGCTCCGGCACTTAGTCACTAACAAACTACTGCTGGAGTCGGAGAACGACGACCCACGCATTCGTATACGTGCCTTGGAGTTACTGGGTAAGATCTCAGACGTAGGTTTGTTCGCAGAGAAGACGGAAGTAACCATAACGCACCAGTCTACGGACGATCTACGTAACAAGTTACGAGGTAAGCTGGAGAAGCTGGTCGAACCAGTGATGGATGTAGAGGATGCAGTTATTCTTGATGGCGAAGCTATAGACCTAGAAGAGATACTAGGGCCAGAAGAATACGATGATTGAGGCCGTTCCCGATTTTACCGAGGAAGAAGTCCAGAACATGCTGGACAATCTCGATGCGTTCTCTGATGAGGAAGTTGTTGAGATCAACCGCATCGTAGACGAGCTTGCAGCACGTCAGGCTAACCAAGAAGCCTACGATGATCTGATAGAATTCTGCAAACGGATGCAGCCAGACTACATTGTAGGTAAGCACCACCGCATTTTGGCGGATATGTTGATGGCTATTGAGGTGGGTAACAAGGATCGCATCTGTGTGAACATACCGCCACGTCACGGCAAGTCCCAGCTTGTCTCTATCTTCTTCCCAGCGTGGTTTTTAGGGCGAAATCCCGGCAAAAAGGTAATGATGGTGTCGCACACCACTGATCTGGCTGTGGATTTTGGCCGAAAGGTACGGAATTTGATCTCCACAGACGCCTATCAGGCTATTTTCCCCACCGTACAGCTTGCCAGTGACTCAAAATCGGCTGGTAGATGGAATACTAACGTCGGCGGCGAGTATTATGCGTGTGGTGTTGGCTCTGCACTGGCTGGTCGCGGTGCTGATCTGCTGCTAATTGACGACCCACACTCGGAACAGGACGTAATTAACGGTAATTTTGCTGTTTTTGAGAAGGCATACGAGTGGTTTACCTTCGGTGCACGGACTCGTCTAATGCCGGGGGGCCGTGTTGCAATAATTCAGACCCGCTGGCACCAAGATGACCTGACGGGGCGTGTTGTACGTGATATGACGCAGAATGACAGGGCAGATGAGTACGAGATCGTCGAATTCCCAGCCATACTGGAGATTGAGGACGAGGAGACCGAAGAGGTAGTGGAGAAACCGCTGTGGCCTGAGTTCTTCGACCTAGAGGCGCTGCTGCGGACTAAGGCGTCCATGCCTACATTCCAGTGGAACGCGCAGTACCAGCAGACACCCACGGCGGAAGAGGCTGCGCTGGTCAAGCGGGAGTGGTGGCAGCTCTGGGAGCAGGAACGGCCTCCGAATTGTGAGTACATAATCATGTCACTGGACGCAGCGGCAGAGAAACACAACCGTGCTGACTTCACGGCGCTGACTACGTGGGGTGTATTCCTGTACGAAGAGACGGGGGCATATAACATCATCCTGCTCAACAGCATCAAGCAGCGGATGGAGTTTCCAGAGCTGAAAGAGTTGGCGCTGGAGGAGTACAGTGAGTGGGAACCTGATGCGTTCATCGTGGAGAAGAAGTCATCGGGCACGGCGCTGTACCAAGAGATGAGGCGTATGGGCCTGCCAGTATCAGAGTATACGCCTCACAGGGGATCAGGTGATAAGTTAGCACGTCTTAACTCAGTATCTGATATTGTTGCGTCTGGTTTGGTATGGGTACCTCCCACACGGTGGGCGGAAGAGGTAGTTGAGGAGATTGCTGGATTTCCGTTTATGAGCCATGATGACTTGGTTGACTCCACGGTCATGGCACTCATGCGTTTCAGGCAGGGCGGGTTTATACGCCTACCGACAGATGAGCCTGAAGAACAAAGATACTTTAAGTCGCGACGGGGCGGGTTTTACTAATGAAAAAAGAACGTATGGCTTTAGAGAAGGTAGTCAAGGATATATTTAGTAAATACGATCCTGATAATGCACCTACAATAGTAGGCATGATCCCCCCGATGAGGAACGCCGTTGCGGAGTTAAAAGACGGGGTACCTCTTTCAGAGGTCATGTCTCAACTGGAAGCAGACGTGATGCTTGAATACTTCCCTGAAGAGTTCAAGGCTCAGGAACAGCAAGAAATTGAAGCGGCAGCGCAAAAAACTACCAAACCTACAAAACCAGAAGTTCTTTTACCGCCCACTGTACTACCTGAGAACTTTCGCGTAGGTGGGCGAGTAAAACTAATTTAGAGACATACTATGGCTACAGAAAAAGATTATGGATTAGCGTCTTTAGTTCCACTTAACGCACGAACTTTTATAAGAAACATTATGCGGGAAGAGGGGGACACTAGCAGTCTTCTTGCCGCAGAAGATTTTACTCCCGAACAGATTGAACTTATATACAAGCAGGTGGATGAAGGGCGCGTAGTCGATAAAGAGCGGGGCATTATACAAGCTGATTCTTATGGCGATAGAGTAGAAGAATTAGAAGCAGCGGGGGTTGAGAGGTCAGGTAGAGCGCACCCAAGTTTCATAGATCAACTTAAGCTATCTTTCTCTGACTCTCCCGCAGGAGCCGCGTATAACTTAGGCACTACTTTGGGTGGGTATACGGCTATAAAAAACTCAGATGGTACAGTAACCATTCGTGACACTTATAATTGGACAGGGCAAAAGGGTGATCCTGAAGGAGAAGTAAATATGACTCTTTCAGACTTTTTCGATTTGCTACCAAGAATTATAAAAGACCCAGAAGGCGCAGGTAATGTGGCAATGCGTTCTATATTCAAAAATAAACAAAGCCCCGTTGAATTCACACTGCCGCCAAGACAAGGTGTTAGTGCATCAACTGAAATGCCCGAAGGGTTCCGTGCAGGCGGACGCACAAGACTAATTTAGAGATATATTATGGCTATTGAGAAAGGTTTATACGCAGCACCTGAAGGCATCGACGATGAGCTAGAGATGGAAGGCGAGACTGCTCTGGAGATTGAGATTGTAGACTCAGAGATGGTCACACTGGACGACGGCAGTGTAGAGATCACAATCATCCCCGACGCTAACATCTCAGACATCACATCGTTCGACGCCAACATTGCGGACTTCTTAGACGACGGACAACTTAACGAGTTAGCTGATGATCTGGTAGGTCTAGTGGATGCTGACATCGACAGTCGTAAGGACTGGGCCGATACGTTTGTTAAAGGTCTGGATGTACTGGGCTTCAAGTACGAAGAGCGTACTGATCCGTGGGAAGGCGCGTGCGGCGTGTACTCTACAGTCCTCGCTGAAGCCGCTATTCGCTTCCAAGCCGAAACAATGTCTGAGACGTTCCCAGCCGCTGGCCCTGTAC